GAGAAGAGTACCCAGCCACAGACAACCCACAGTATTGTCTTTCTGTCTGTAATATTAACTGTCTAATAGTCTATGACCCCCAGTATTTAATATACGGTCAGTAGTACATACTGTATCTCTGTCTAAAAATATTTCTGTATATAGTTACAGGGGGCAATAGACTGTTATTTAACTGTTTCTATCAACTAATAAGATAGTTTGTCTAAATATGTTCGTTTGACCTATTTGAACGGATTATATATAAGTAGAGAGTAAAATAGTTCAGAAGTCTTTTTAGAGCCTTCTTCACTCTGTTACAGTATACTGTACAAATATACATCTGTAGGGCGGGGGGACTCTGCCACAAAGGAGATGAACGTGGCAACACCAGCGCACAAGGGATTTAAAAAGGGTGGGGAACACCACCTCGCCAAGGGGGTCGCCCAAGCCAAGGCAGATGTTTTAGATAGGGTCAGGGCAGGGGTAAGCGTCCAAGCCGCTATGGTCGCGGCGGGGAAAAAACCCGATACGGTACGTCAATGGATGAACCGAGACCCAGAGTTTGCGCGTAACCTTGAGGAAGCAAAAGAGGAAGGCACCAAGCAATCCTTTGATGCTATGGGCGTAGAGAAAGAATCTATCCCATTTGCTGACTTTTCTAGTATGTTCTTTAACCAGACAGTCTTTCCACATCATCAGGACTGGGTTGACCTACTAGAGGGTCGTGAACCTTCGTGGCTTCACCCTAATATGATTTATGAACCAGGCGAGAACAACCGCCTACTTATCAACGTGCCCCCTGAGCACGCTAAGTCCACTGTGATTACGGTGAACTACCCGACTTACCGCATCGCCCTCAATCCTAACATCCGCATCATTGTGGTATCAAAGACATTGAATAAGGCACGCGAGTTCGTATACGCTATCAAGCAACGACTGTCTCACCCACGCTGGCTCAAACTACAGACCGCATATGGTCCTGAGGGCGGATGGAAAGAAGACGCAGATACTTGGCGTACCGATACTGTCTATCTTGGCGGCGATGCGCGTAATTCTAGTGAGAAGGACCCAACCCTTCAGGCACTAGGTATGGGTGGTCAGATTTACGGTGCTCGTGCTGACTTGATTATCCTTGACGACTGTATCACCACTGCTAATGCTCATGAGTGGGATAAGCAGATGGACTGGTTGCAGAAGGAAGTTATTACCCGTTTAGGTAAAAACGGTAAACTTTTAGTAGTAGGGACACGAATTGCGGCAAACGACCTTTACAAAGAACTACGTAACCCTAAGCACTGGTCTGGCGGTAAGACACCGTTTACTTATATGGGTATGCCTGCGGTTCTTGACTATGCTGAGAAATCCGAAGACTGGACAACCCTATGGTCTGAGTCGGATATTCCGTGGGATGGTGATTCGGATACTCCGAAAGCAAATGGTCGCTATCCTAAGTGGGACGGCGCAGCGCTTTTCAAGCGCAGAAGCGAAGTTACACCCTCAACATGGGCACTTGTCTATCAACAAGAAGACATCCAAGAGGACTCCATATTCCCGCCAGCACTCGTGCAAGGAGCGACCAATGGAATGCGCAAAAGGGGACCGTTAAAACCTGGCGCTGCAGGACATCCACCACAGGTAGAGGGTCATACTGTAATTGGCTTTGACCCTGCTATGGCTGGTAACGCTGCATTTGTAGCGTGTACCTACAATAGAGCAGATGGAAAGATTTATGTGTTGGATTGTATCAACATGGAAGAGCCAACACCACAAAAGATTAGGGCAACAATTGAAGAACTTGTCATCAGATACAAGCCACAAGAGTTCCGAGTTGAAATCAACGCCCACCAGAAAGCCTACTCCCTCGATGACGACCTACGAAACTGGCTTGCTGGATACGGCGTACGGCTTGATGCTCACTTTACAGGCAAGAACAAATGGGACACATCTTTCGGCGTTGCCTCAATGTCGAACCTCTTTGGCACGGTACGTGATGAGAAGTTTCAAAAGAATAACATTCTAGAATTACCTTCATCTGAAGGTTCTGAAGGTATCAAAGCCTTAACTCAGCAACTACTAACGTGGAAGCCTGAGACTAGAGGCAAGACGGATACCGTTATGGCTTTATGGTTTGCCATTATTCGCATACGCGAACTGATGCAGACTAATAGTCGAACCACACAATACGCAACAAACCGCTGGGCAACACGTGCCCAGATGGAACGCAGAGGCGCAGTTAATCTCGATGAGATGTTTGCTGAGCAATGGCACGATAACTATGGGTAAGGAAAAAATAAATGGCAAAATCAGCAGATGAAGCAAGAGCAAAAGCAAACGCTCGTGGTCTTAAAGCCGCTCAAGCACCATTATCTAAAGGAAACCAAAAACTTGTAAATCAAATTAAAGGTTTAGCGGGTTACATTGCTTATGACAGGAGACCAACACCTGCTACAGTTAAAGCCGAAATAATGAAAAATGGTAAACCTGATGGTATGAAAGGTGCAATGGCTGCTGCTAAAAAAATTGCCATGTCTGAAACACGTAGTAATAGTGCTCCTAAAAAAATTAGTCCAGCACAAACAGCATTAAATGCAAAGATTCGCAGTGGTGCTGGTATTACTGGCACAGGTGGAGCCAATGTTGGTAAAGTATATAAGCCAATAGGTGGCGGCATGGGAATATTTGGATTACCAAAAAATAAATAATTTTTTTTAAAACTACGTTAGGACAATAATGGCATTATCAATTGAACAGGTTGCAGCAAGAGTCGACTCTCTACGCTATCGTAGCCATGAACGCGATGCTCGCAACCTTGATGTCCTTGCTGTACGCCAAGGAAAGATTAGCGAAGTATATCCTCAGTTTTTCCCAGATGGTATTGACCAAAACGTAGTTGCTAACTTTGTTGATATTGTTGCACGTGACTTAGCAGAAGTTATGGCACCACTTCCAGCGGTAAACTGTTCAGCAGTTAATAAGACCAATGACCGAGCACGTGTCTTTGCAGACAACCGTACTCGTATTGCTAATAATTATTTCTTGCATTCAGACCTGCAAGTACAAATGTACAATGGCGCAGACATGTACATCACATATGGATTCCTCCCGTTCATCATTGAACTGGATGAAGAAGCAAACCTGCCTCGCATCAGAGTAGAAAACCCGATAGGTTCCTATCCAGAGTTTGACCGCTACGGACGCTGTGTGGCATTTGCTAAACGATACACAATGACACTAGGCGAACTCGTCACGCAATTTCCTGAATACGATAGGGAACTACTTGGTGGCATGGGCTACAAGCAGGACCTTAATGCTCAGATTGAGATGATTCGTTATTACGATAAAGAGCAATCAGTTATTTATTTACCTACCAAAGATAACTTAATTCTTTCAAAGGCTAATAATTTACTTGGTAAAATGAATGTTGTTATTGCACGCCGTCCATCACCTGATAATGAATTGCGTGGACAGTTTGATGATGTACTAGGTATTCAATTGCTACGCAATCGCTTTGCATTGCTTGCTATGGAAGCAGCAGAGAAATCTGTACAGGCTCCAATTGTACTTCCTCAAGATGTTCAAGAACTTCAACTTGGTGGAGATGCTGTTATTCGTACGGCTAACCCAGCAGGTGTACGCCGTGTAGAACTTACAATTCCACAAGGTGCATTTACTGAACAGCAATTGCTTAACGAAGAACTACGAGTTGGTGCTCGCTATCCTGAGTCTCGTACTGGAAATATCAATGCAAGCGTTGTCACTGGACAGGGTGTACAAGCATTACTAGGAGCATTTGATACACAGATTAAATCTGCTCAAGCAATTTTCTCAGCAGCACTACGTGATGTTATTCAGTTGTGCTTTGAGACAGATGAGTCAGTCTTTAATGTTGAGAAAACTATTCGCGGTGTAGATGCTGGTTCACCTTATGAAGTGAAGTATCTACCTAGCAAGGACATAAAGAAAGATTATTCTGCAGATGTAAGATATGGCATGCTGGCTGGATTAAATCCAGCACAGGGTCTTATCTTTATGTTGCAGGCACTTGGAGGGGGACTTATCTCCAAGGACATGGCTATGCGTGAACTACCATTTGGCGTCAACGTTACTCTTGAACAAGAGAAAATTGAAATTGAAAAGATGCGAGACGCATTGGTTAGTTCGTTAGCAGGCATGACACAAGCAATTCCTCAAATGGTGATGCAGGGACAAAATCCTTCTGAGTTAGTACGTAAGATTGCTGAAACAATCCGTGCACGTAAGAGTGGAAAAAATATCGAAGACATCATTGAAGAAGTGTTTGAACCCGAGAATCCTCCTGCTGGAGCGGAACAACAGTCTGAATTGCCTGTCCCCGCAACTCCTGATACTGCTTCAGCAGGAGGCGCTCCAGTACCACAGGGAAGACCAGACTTACAATCAATTCTTAGCACTATGACTGGTGAAGGTCAATCACGTAGTGCAGTACGCACAACTAGAGAACGAGCAGTTTAAGGAGTAATTATGGCAACGCCTCGCAAGAGAACTACAAAAGTTAAAACAGTTGCTGATGAAAATTACTCTAAGTTAGACCAGTATGCAATTGAGTTGCATGAGTTTTATAAATCATTACGCAGAGCAGGATTTAGCGTAGATAATGCTTTGTATATTCTTTCTGCAAAACAAGCCTATCCTGAGTGGATGCAAGATTTAACACCTGATGATATTAGAAAACACATTGAAGAGGAGGACGAAGAATGACAACTGCACCAGAAGGTCGTGGTGGTTACCGTCAACCTAGCAATCCAGCACCTGTATCAGGTCCTGGAATGTTATCTCAACGTACTGATGGCGGAGCAACAGAAGGTATGACACAGCCACAACAGCAGTACACAGGTTTTGCTTATGGAGAAAATAGTGCACTTGCTGAGCAACAAAGCGGAGCATCACTTGCTGGTACAGGTTTTCCTGATTTTAAGTTTACTCCATTAAACGCTCCAACAGAGCGTCCTAACCAACCAGTAACTGCTGGTATTGATTTAGGAGAAGGTGGCGGTTCTGAGTTAATGCGTGACTTGCCTAACTATGCTCCATCGCTGACTGATACATTGAAGCGTCTTGCACAATATGACCCATCAGGTGATGCAGAATTAATTTATAGACAACTACTTGATAACGGATACTAATGGCTCAGTATATTAAATCTGTTGTTGCTGAAGTTTCACCTAACCTTTATGCTGCTGCTCAATCTGCAGGTTTAACTGGTGTAGAAAAAAATCAAGTAGAGCAGATGAGTTATACAATTAAGAAGCACCGTCAACTTGCCAAACTTGGCACAGATGGTGCACGTAAAGAGTATGACCGTCTTGACCCTGCAATTCAAGACCAGTTAAAGTTTATGTTTAAAGATGCTGAGTACATGCAAGAACCGCCAGATGCAACAGACCGTGTTATGGGTGTTGTTAAGGGTGCTATAAAAGTAGCGGCTTCACCGCTTATTGGTTTGTTTAAACTGGGTGGACAGTACAACCGTTTAATTAATCAGCCTTATAAAGTTGCGCGACAGGTTGCACAAGGCGAAGACTTGTTTTCTGCTAAAACATGGACAGATGCGTGGGATGGCAAGAACCAGTATGACCAAGGTGCATTGACCGAGGCTACAAATTACTTTGGTAAGTTTGATGTATTAGTTGCAAGAGGATTACTAGAAGGTAAGACTCCTGGTGAAATCGTTCAAGATTATGGCAAAGTAGACCCTGAACTACTTAACTCAATTAAAAAAGCATATGATGACCCTGATGCTTTTGAGCAAATACTAGATGGTGTTAAGTATGCACAAATTTCTCCTGGACGAGATATTGCTCGCATGCTTGACCGCAAGCCACCATCAAAAAGTGTTAGTGGCACAACCAAAAATGTATCTGGTGTTATTGATTTTATTTATCAAATTGCAGTAGACCCGCTTACTTGGATGACAGGTGGACTAAGCAAGGGTGTTACTAAGGGTGAGCGTATTGCTAACTCACTTACTGAGGCAATTAATAATGGCGTTCCAATTGAAAAGGCTGTTGAAACTACATTTAAAAATCCAATAGTATTTAATTTGTGGCAAGATGGTGTTGGTCCTGCAATTAAAAAAGTTGCTGATGCTACTAACCCAGGTGAAAAGTCACTTGCTATTGATAACATTGCAAAAAACTTTCCAGGCTACAACGACCCTAGAGCAATTAAAGTACTTAGCGAAGCAAAGGTATTTGATGCTGCTTCTGCTCAGGGATTTTTTGAAAATGCAGGTAATCTAAATCTACTACTTGCTGGTCGTGTTGATGGCGTAACCTATATGCGCAATGGCGTTGCAGTTGCACGTCAGAATCGTTTGATGTCTGATGCTATTACACGTTCACTTGATAGTGTATTTAACAATATGTCACGTACTGGCAAAGAACGCGATGAAGCGTTGCAGCCAATTACTGCTGCACTTCTTAATACAGAAGATGCGCTGCAGCGTTTAATTAATCCTAATGCTGACATGTCTGTTTTGTTAAAGGCTAGCGAAGAGATTAAGGGTTGGAAAAACCCAAAGACTTACGGACGACTTGCTGCTCGTTCTCCACAAGGATTAGAAGTACGCATTGGTGCTAACGCAGTTGATACTGCTGCTAACTTTACAGCCCGTGCTCGTCAAATTCTTCCAAAGGAAATGGCTCAAGCACTAACAGTTAGATTCTTAGAGTCAACTGCTGATGAACAGATTGTTATTTTGCGTAACCTAGATGCTGCAACTATGTACTCAATGGGTCTTGGTGGTAGCGTTAAGGGTGAAGAGTTAATTGTTAAGACCCTACAAGACAAGTATGGTGACAAAGCGGGCTTTGCTACTAAGCGTGACCTAGCAATTAATGCAGAGCATGCTAAGTTTGCTCCAGCAAACACTATACGTGAGTCTGAATCAGGCTTCTTTGTTAATACTGAAGGTCCTATCCAGCCATACCAGACTACTTTTGCTGTAGGTCCACTACCTTACGACACAATTGGCTCAACTGTTTGGGAGATTAAGTCTAAAAAGAACATCATCAATGCAATTGGTGGTGCAACACAGGGTTCATTCTCTAAAAAGTTAGTTGATACATGGTCTATCTTGACTTTGTTTCCACGCTTGGGTGTACGTTCTGCAATTGACGAAGCAACAATGTACTTATTGTCTGCACCTACTAAAGATTTACGCAAGTTTGCATCTCTTGAAGGCTTACGCCTTGGAAATATGTCTCGTGCTGCTACTGGTTCTCAATCTGCTAGCGGTCCTGTGCGTAGAGGCGTTCAGAAAGCACTAAAGTTTATACCAAAGTCTGATAAGCCAATACGAATTGGCAAGCAACCACGCTACTCACATGAAGAAGCCTTATCGCTTCTAGACCGTCAAGCAATTATACAGGCTAAGGCTGATGAACTAGGTATTGATGAAGTACTTCTATCTAGTTTAGAAAAACGTCAGGCTATTTCTGAACATGTATCACAAATGTATGGACGATATGTAAATGATGAGTCTGCTGGTTACTTAATGCAGGCATTTGTACACTCACCAGATGCGCTTAACTCAATGGCTGCATCACTTGTTGCTAGCAGTGGTATCTCAGGTCGCTATGGCGACGAGATTGCAGCATCAGTTATTACACCATCTATGCTTGACTTAGCGTTTGAACAACTTGGTATCAAGATGGGCAAGGGTACACGTACAGTTGATACCGCTATGCTTACCGAACAAGAAGTTGCACTAGCGCATTTTGAGAAGTGGTTCAAGATGCTTGCTGGTAACAAGGTTAAGTTAACTGATGAGCGTACTCTTAACCCAGCAGATATATTCTTTAGATACAATGCACTTAAGCCAGGCGAGATTGACCCTCGCACAGGCAAAGAGATGATGGAACTAGCATTAGATGCTGGTATGACTAAAATAGGTTTTGAATTTAACGACCTTACCAAGACATGGGGCATTAAAGACGAAGATGCTGTCTTTATGTTCCTAGAGCGTTCTGCTTACACACAGCAGGCACGTGCTCGTGGCTTAGATGATGAGCAGATTGTACGTGGACAGTTGTTCCGTATGTTTACTGATATGTATGAGACATTCCATGGCAGTGCTACAAAGTTTAATGAAGATTTAGTTGGAGTAGTTAAGAGTAGTTACCGTCAATTAGAAAAGATGGCTGTTGATTCTGGACGTATTCCTTCATGGAATGAAGCAGTTGCTCGTATTCCACTAGATGAGTTCCAAGATGCTAGCAAGGGATTCCGTATTAGTGGACCTATTAATACTGAACTAGCATTTGGTGACTTTGATATTGAAACTGTATTTAGACGTGCTGGTAATACAATGATGGACTGGATGGACCAGCAAGTAACTGGTATCTTCCGTCAACCAGCAGTAATGGTTACGTATTCACAACTTCGTAAGAAGTATGCAGGCATTGAACGTGAGTTTGTACGTCAACAAGTAAAGCGCGAGATGGGTCCTTTTGCTGGTGCTACACAAAAGCAGATTGATGCTGTAACTGAAAAGTATCGTGCAATAGCAGAAAAGCGTTTTACAGAACTGGCAGTGCGTGAAGCAGCAGATACTATTTTAAAGTTTGCTGATAACCCTAAGATTCGTTCTAACTTCTCGTTTAGCCTACGTACAGTAGGTCGTTACTACCGTGCAACTGAGGACTTCTATCGCCGTATCTACCGCATGAAGGATGTAGCGCCGCGTACTTTGTACCGTTTGCGCCTAGCAAATGTTGGCATTGAGTCTAGTGGTGCTATCCATAAAGACCAAGAGGGCGAACCGTATGTAGTAATGCCTATGGACAACATTATCTTTAAGGCAACTGATGGCGCATTCCGTGCGCTAACAGGTAATACTGGATACAGCCAGCCATTGTTTAATGAGTTTACATTTAAATTACGTATGGTTAATCCATCATTCTCACAAGATGCTGGTCTTCCTACGCTCTCTGGTCCTATTGCTGGACTAAGCGTTATTGCTGTAAAGAATATCCTTGGTGTAGTACCAGGAAAGATTCCGTTTATTGGCGATACGTTGCAGCCATACTCACAGCAACTAGGCGAAAGCATTGACACATTTGCACTAGGTAACATCGGAGACAACGTAGATGTTGTACGTGCTGTAGTGCCTTCATCACTACAACGTGTATGGGGTATGTTGCCATTTGATGAAAAGTCTCGTCAAGAAGTAACAGCAGCACAGCAGGCTATTGCTTACAACGCAGCCAATGGTATTGGCATTGATGCCAATGCTACTGATGTAGAGAAGGCTAAGTACCTAGATAACATCCGTATCTCGGCACACAACGTGTTGTTTATGCGCCACTTCCTAGGCTTGCTATCACCTGTTGCTCCTACTACTATGGAGACTGTAGGTGTACCTGACTATATTAAAGAAACAGGTATCTCTAGTTTACGTTCAGAGTTCTTTGATATTCTCAATGGTATTACTTTGGCAAACAATGGTGATATTTCAGACCCATATGAGGCTGCACTTGCTACATATATTGGCAAGAACCCAGGCAAACTCATCTACACGGTCTCACGTGAAGATAAGCAGACTAGTGTTCTTATTAAAAATACAGATAAGTTAAAGGACTGGGGCATTAAGAATGCCAAGTTGATTGAGCAGTACGGTGAGGCAGCCTATATCTTTGCTCCACAAATAGGTGACTTTAATGCTGCTACATATAACTGGATTAAAGCATCAGGTCTTGTGGCAAGTAAGAGTGTTGAGAAATATCTCAAAGATGTACAAACTGCAGAAGACAAGCAGAAGTACTATGACATTGCACGTCAAGAAAAAGAAATCTTGAGCCAAATGTCAGACCCAGAACTACGAGCAAACGTTATTAACTCTGCAACCCAGCAACGCAATGCGTTGAAGGCTAACAATCCATTATTGAACTCAGCCCTTATTGGTTCTGGTAATACTATTGGTAATGAAGCAGTTTTTCTTAATAGCGTTGAGCAGATAATTGCAGACCCCAAGGCTGATGTTCGTCCAGCAACACGTCAGAAGATGGCATTAGCCATCAAGATGATGCGCGAGTTTATCGCATTTGCTACTGACCCACAGTTAAAGAATGTAACTAACGCTACACAGATTAAAGCAGAACGCAAAGCACAAATTGAGGTTGACTTGAATGAACTTATGACTGGCGACCTTTATTTAGCAGAAGCCAATCGAGCAATATTCAAATCAATCCTCAGTTTCTATTCACGTGATTCATACTTCGCGTATAAGGAGTTAAAGTAATGGCTGATATTAAAGGTCTAGAAAAAGCGTTTGGTACAGCATCTGAAGAGGCTCGTCGTACTTATGACATACTTAATGGTACTGGTGGACGTGGTGGGTTAGAACAAAAGTATTTAATTGCTTTGGCTAATAAAGAAAAGAATGATGCAAAACCAGGCAGTGTACGTAATTTTAATATAAAAGAGTTTAATGCATTAAAAGCATCATATGATGCTGCTGCTGCTGCTTATAAGCGAGCACAAGATGCAAAAAACGCTACACGTAAAGAACTTAATGACGCTCAGGGTACAAGCGAAAAAGAAAAAGGCGCTTCAGGTTTAGTTGATAGATATAACGAAGCGGTAAATAAACTTAAAAATGCCGAAGCACTTATTCCTTCTCGCGGACAAGCACAATATGATGCTGCTGTTCAGGCTGCTTACGATGCGGGCAATGCTGCTGAAGCAGCAGGTGGCAAGATTGCGCCACTACCTAAACCTGCCGCTGGAGTAAAACGACTAGAAGATAAAACTGTTAAAGAATCTGATGGAACCCTTAGTCAAGAAGAAGTAGCAAATAACAAGTTTAAAGACTACACAATTAACAGCGATGGTTCTGTTGTAAAAACTGGTGGAACCCGTTCTTATTTTGTAAGTACAAAAAATGCTGATGGTTCATCTACAATGCAAGAGTATAAGAGCATAGCAACTGCTCGTGATGCGTTTCTTAAGAACTATTCCGAACCAGGACAGTTAGATGCACTAAAGAAACAAATGGTTTCTCGCAACTGGATTTCTGAGAAGCAATTAGCAAATGGAGAATGGCTAACCCGTCTTGATGGGATGCTTACTAAGTATACATTTGATGCTGTTAGTGCAGTTAAGTATGGTGGTTCTAAAGAAGCACCACTTATTGATGCATGGTTTAACACTGCTAAGGGTGGGGCAAGTAGTGGTGCTGAAAGCAAGGCTGGCACCTTTAGAGATACAGACCTAGACCTTACTACTATTGGTGATGCATACAACGAAATCAATGACTATATGATTGATGCTTTGGGTAGACCAGCAACTCAAGAAGAAAAAGATGCTTACTATCAAGACATCAATAAGCGTGAAAAAGCATCAGCAGTTAAGACTGTTTCAGTACGTGATGCAACAGGTAAGGTTACTGGTACTACACGCACTGGTGACTTTGTTACAGCGGATGAACGTCTTAATGCACAAAATGCTATTGTTATTAAAGCACTATCTGGCACAGATGCAGGTGAACTACTTAAGTCTGCTAAGGGTAGTCAGGTTGCTGTTCAGATTGCAGCCTTGCAAAAGGCTGGTGCTGAATACGGGCAACCCATTTCTGCAGGTGAAGCACTTAAGTATGTTATTGAAGGTGGTGCGCAGAAAGATGCTACTGCTAAGCAAACAGAACGCATGCGTCTTAACTCTATGACCATCTATAGCAACCTTAAAGACCACATTAGAGATGGCGGAAATGTCAAAGACATTGCAGACCAGTACGCCTTAATCAAGGCTAGAAAACTTGGCATACCTTTAACAGATGCATTCAGTGATAAAGATGTTCAATCAGCATTAACTAAAGAAGGCGGTCTCATGAGTACTGCAGAATTTTCAAGACAGATGCAAGCAAACCCACTATGGCGTCAGACAGAAGAAGCACGTGATACTGCTTCTGACTTTGCTAACACCATACTTAAGTCGTTTGGATTCATGGGCTAATGGCAGAGACAGCAGCACAAAAGAAAGCAAGATTAGCAGCAGCAAAAAGAACTGCTTCAGATAATGCTGCCATAAAAGCAGCAGCAATTGCTAAAGGAGAAGCAGCAGCATTAGAGAGAAAGAAAAATAATGACTATGCTTCTAATTTTTCTAATCCAATTACAAGTCAGTATGACACGAGGATTGCAGAAAACGCTGGATTAAATCCTGACATGATTGGTGTAATGACTTCTGGTAATAAGGCATCAGTAGAAACTGGTGGTGGTTCTGGTCAAAACACTAAAGACAAACCTAATGAAATTACCGATGCTACACGTGATGCATTTGCTATCCTAACAGATTTGTTCACATCATATGGACTTGAAAGTTTATCAGGTGAAATTTCTGACTATATGACATCAGGATTAACAGCATCAGAAGCACTTGTTAAGTTAAAGACTAACCCTACTGGCGCTTATGCTAAACGTTTTGCTGGCAACTTTACTCGTGTAAAGAATGGTCTTAATGCTATATCAGAGGCTGAATATGTTTCTAATGAGAAAGCATATGCTGCAACACTTAAGGCATATGGTCTAGGTAATATGCTTAGTCTTGACCGTGAAGAAAACTATAAGAAGTTTGCTGACTATATTTCAGGAGATGTTTCTCCTGATGAGTTTAAGGACAGAGTAAAAACAGTTGTTACTCGTGTACAAAACTCAGACCCATCAATTAAAGCAACACTTAAGTCTTTCTATCCTGAGATTACAGACAATGACCTAATTGGTTACTTCCTTAATCCAAAGGAAAACTTAATTAAGTTGCAAGAAAAAGTAACAGCATCTGAGATTGGTGCTGCTGCACTTGGTGCAGGTGGAGGGCTTACCACAAGTTTAGCCACAGCAACTGACCTTGCTAGATACGGTGTAGACCAAGCCACAGCACGAGAGGGCTACTCAACTATTGCTGGTATATTGCCAACGGCTGAAAAACTTAGCAGTATTTATAATCAGTCTAATATTAATTATGCACAGGCTGAAGGTGAAGCCGAAGTATTTAAGGGCAATCAAGACGCAGCAACTAAACGTAAGAGATTAGCCTCACTTGAACGTGCAGCATTTAGTGGTTCATCAGGTATGGGGCAGGGTGCTCTATCTTCTGGAAGAACCAAGTCCTCTTCAACAGCAGGACTTATCTAAACAATAAAAGAATCCTATGTGACCGACCAGCCCACATGGCGTATAAGACTGGTAGCAAGAGCCAGCCTAGTTCCCCGACTAGATACTGAGGCTTGCGACTACAACGAATAGAAGGGTGGCGTTGCTATGAGCAACAACTACTGGGACGATGAAGACGATGACCTCGATACCGAAATCGAGACGCAACCAGACGGAAGTGACTTACTTAAAAAGTTACGGAAGGCTAAGCGTTCTGATGAAAAGCGTATTAAGGAACTCACTGAGCAACTTGAGAACTATACCAAAGAGCAGCGTGAGCGAACTGTCAAAGAAGTCCTTGAAAAGAAAGGCGTTAACCTAAAAGCAGCACGGTTAATTATGAAAGACATTGAAGACTTTAGCGAAGAGTCAGTTAGTAACTGGCTTGAAGATAATGCCGATTTGTTTGGATTAACACCTGCCGAAGAGGCACGAAAGACTAATGAGTTTGACCGCGCACAATTGCGCCAGCAAGACTCATTAACTAGTAATGCTGTAACGCCTGACAGAGCAGAAGATTTAGATTACAAGTTAGGTGCTGCACAAAGTGCAGACGACATCTTGTCAATTCTCCGCTCACAATCATAATGTCCGTTCATAGTCACTTGGAGGTGACAAACTAATGCCTACATCATACACAGGCACAACCAACACTGGTGCTTCCTCTCTCGGAGGAACAGCAGGCGGTGCTGGTTTAGTACAAAAGGCGTATGACCGCCTAGTTGAATTCGCTCTCCGCGCCGAACCACTAATTCGTTCAGTTGCAGATAAGCGTCCAACCAATCAGTCAGTACCAGGGTCAACTGTAGTTCTACAGAAGTACAACGACCTATCACAGGCAACAACTGCTCTCACAGAAACATCTGACCCAGATGCAGTTTCATTGACAACACCAAACACAGTTACAATTACTCTTAACGAGTACGGTAACTCTGTATTGGTAACACGTGCTTTGGAACTCTTCTCACTTGCAGACGTAGACCCAGCAGTTGCTAACATCATCGCATTCAACCTTGCCGATTCAATCGACACAGTTGCAATGGCGACACTAGGTGCAGGAACTAACGTAATTTACTCAGGTTCAACTGCAACATCATCAGCAACAGTTACTGCTGCTGCAACACTAACTTCTGCTAACATCCGTAAGGCTGTTGCAAAGTTGCGTGCCAACAAGGCTGCATACCGCAAGGGTGCAATGTACTGGGCAGGTATTCACCCAGAAGTTTCACACGACCTTCGTGCTGAGACAGGTGCTGCTGCTTGGCGCGACCCACACAACTACCAGACAAATGAAAACATTTGGGCTGGTGAAATCGGTTCATACGAAGGTGCATACTTCATCGAGTCACCACGTATTGCTTCTGAGAAGATTGGTGCAGACCAGACTGCTCTAGCAACAACAACAGCAACAGTTGCTGGTGTATCTGCTGCATTCACATTCGGTGTAGCATCATCATCTGTTATCGCAACACGCGGTGAAGTTGGCGACAAGATTTCTGGTACAGGCGTAGGTTCATCTGCAAAGATTACTGCTATCGCAACATCAGGTTCAACAACAACATTTACTGTTGACGTTGCTAACTCTGCTGCTGTAACTGTGGGAGCAACAATCACAGTAACTCCAGTAACACGTGTCTACGACACTATCCTTGCTGGACAGCAAGCAATGGCTGAGGCAGTTGCCGAAGAGCCACACGTAGTAATCGGACCAGTAGTTGACAAGTTGATGCGCTTCCGCCCAATGGGTTGGTACGGCGTACTTGGCTTTGCTCGCTACCGCGAAGAAGCACTATACCGAATCGAATCAGGTTCATCAATCGGCGCTCTATAAGAGTTGATTGACGGGTGGGCAGGGGAGCAATCCCCTGTCTATCAGTAAGTTAACTAGGGAGAATAATGACAACATATACATTCAAGACACCAGTGGTTGCAGAAGGACCTGCTGGTGCTCATCGCCTATTTTCTTTTTACAAGATTGATAGAGGCATTACTATCGTGCGCCAAGATGGCGTTTACTATCAAGCACGTTACCTAGTAGATGGTGACTTGGCTACCTACCAAGAAGTTTATCGTGGTGGATACAACCACACAGTAAGCGAAACAACAAAGGCAGCGCTAATTGCTGCAGACATAGATGTAACAGAAGCCAACTTTACAGCACAGTAGGGGACACAATGGAACATATCCATATTAGCAAGGTATTAGATTTTGGATTTGATGAGAACCACAACTTCAAGGCACTTAAGTGGGGTTGTTCTTTGTGTGATGAAACTTCAGATGCTCCCTTTGAGCACGAAGATATTGAGATAGACCACACAGCCTGTGATGAAGATTGCTTCGGATGTAAAGTAAAAACTTTACAGATGAATGCAGGAGATGCAACCAGAGACATATCTGACAAGAAATGGACTGGTGAACTCCAAGCATACAGAGACGCACGTGCTCAGGGTATGCAACCAGGTGGTACAACAAGGCAACACGTGGAAGCAGCATACAATGCTAGTGAGGTTCTTAACAAACCTTACAACGCTGAGAAGATGCCTCCTGCACAACACATCAATAAAAATACAACCGAGGTACTAAAGGAAGTAGGAACAATATAATGATGAACAAGAATATGATGATGGATATGATGATGAAGAAGTCTGCTAAGAAGACTGCCAAGAAGGCTGTAGCCAAGAAGGTTGCAAAGAAGGCTGTCGCTAAGAAGAAGATGAAGTAAATGCCAAAGGTAAACGGAAAAGAATTTGCATACACCGCTAAGGGTATGGCAATGGCTAAGGCAGAAGCAAAGAAGTCTGGCAAGAAGATGGTAAAGAAGACTGCTAAGAAGAAGAAAAAGTAAGTGCCAATCCGTAAACCAGGCAAGTGCCGCTTATGCGGCAAGTCAGATAAGGCGTGTAAGTGCTAATGAAGAAGAAACCATTTTGGGATACTAAGAATCCTAAGAAGAAATCAACTCCACTAACAGCAGCGCAAAAGGCTAGGGCTAAGGCTCGTGCTAAAGCAGCAGGACGTCCTTATCCAAATCTAATAGACAACGTAGCAGTAAGAAAGAAGAAGTAAATGGCAAGCACACGTAAATCAGCAAGCGACCGTTCATTTATGGACAAAATCTACCGACCTGTTGCAGGCTATGTAGGCAATGTTGTTAAGGAAGGCTCCGAAGCAGCAAAGGCTTGGAGCCGTTCAGTTGATGCAAATGATAAGGCAAAGAATTATCCACCTGCAAAACGACCAGCACTTAATGCAGCAGCATCTGCTGCTGGAAAGAAAGCGGAAGCAGAGCGTGGACAATTTCTTGGTTCTCTAGTTGGAAAGCGTTATGACAGTAAAGGCAAGCGTAGATAATGCCAAAGGGAATGGGCTTCAAAGCAGCACAGAAGAGTATAGCAAAAAAAAGCGGTGTATCGATGAAGTCTGCTGGTGCAATCCTCGCATCATCTACACGCAAGGCAAGTGCAAAAGCAAAGAAAAAGAATCCGAATCTAAAAAAGGTTAAGTAAATGACAGACCCTAGACTAAAGCGAATAGGAGTATCTGGCTTTAACAAGCCAAAGCGTACACCTAGTCATCCAACCAAGTCACACGTTGTTGTAGCAAAAGAAGGCGATAAGGTCAAGACTATTCGCTTTGGTCAGCAGGGTGTCACAGGAGACAAGAAGCCAACAGCAAGACAGAAATCTTTTAAGGCTCGTCACAAAGCCAATATCCAAAAAGGTAAAATGAGCGCAGCCTACTGGGCTGACAAAGTTAAATGGTAAGTAATTTAATCGTACAACAAGGAAGGCAAAACAATGGCTGGTAATACTGGTAGTCCATTATGTGCAGAACTCAACCGTATCGCAAACTATGGCGTATACCCAGATAGAGATGACTTCCTAGAAGAGCAAGGTGCTGCCAACGTTTGGGCAGGTACCTCAGGTCAAGGGTTATTGGGTGCTCTAAATTACATTGTTGACCCTAACCGTACAGATAATAATTACAAGGGACTTACTGCAGTTTGTAATGAACTAGCAGGAACTACTGGCTTGTCTGATGTTGATGCGCTACGCACCATCGGACACCCAGCAGAGGTACTACTTAAGGGAACTACTGCACGCTCTGCTTCCTACTATGTAGATGCTGCTACTCCTACTAACTGGGGTAGTCTTGGTTATGTTTACCTACCTGGTGTTGCTGGAAACTATTTAAGCACTCCAGATGCTACGGCTCTTGATGTTACTGGAGACATTGACCTAAGAGCACGTGTTGCCCTAGATGACTGGACACCATCTGCTGCTCAAATAATTATTTCAAAATATACCACTGCTACAAATAATCGTTCTTACAGACTTCAAGTAAACACTGACGGAACTTTACAGATAACTTGGTCATCTCTTGGAACAAGCGCAACAGCAATATCTAAAGCATCTACAGTAGCCACTGGCGTTACAGATGGTTCTGTTAAATGGGTCCGTGCAACCTTAGACGTAGACAACGGTGCCTCTGGCAATGACGTTAAGTTCTATCTCTCAGATGATGGTACGACTTGGACACAATTAGGAACTACTGTAACAACTGCTGGTACTACTTCTATTTTTAATAGCACATCTATTCTTGAAATAGGCGCTTCTGAAAATGCTAGTTTATTAACAGGTAAAGTTTACCGTGCTCAAGTACTAGATGGCATTGGTGGCACCACCGTACTTGATGTCAACATTGCTACCGATTACAAGTCTTCTAACCTAGACACCTTTACCGCTACTACTGGTCAGACAGTTACAGTTAATGGCGTAGGAACGGTTGCCAACTATGGCACTGCTGGCTCACTACTGCCAACTACTGTTGGCTCTAGCACTGCTGCAGACTCTAACGACCCTAAGTTCCTAGACCATACTGGCACTAATTATGTGTATCTGACTGGGGTTGCTGTCT